TGGAGAATCCAGTTACTTACTCAGTTTCTTTCAAAGGAACAGGGCCATTAACTATCGCTACCAACGCATAGTAAAAACAAACCAAAAAAACCAAACATATGAGAGGACAATTTGAACTAACTCTTTCCGATGGAAAGAAGATACCGATGCGTTTTTGTACATGGTCTTTAAAAAGATTCTGTCAATTACAAGGTATAGGCCCAGCAGAAATAGGGGAAGCTTTATCTGGAAGTGACACAATAGGTGCTATTGTGCATTTATTAAAATCCGCAGCAGAGTACCCATTATACTCTCAAGGCATTACTCCAACATTCACAGAGATTGAAGTATGTGATTGGATAGATGATTTGGGTGGTATTACAAGTCCTAGATTGCAAGAGATATTTAAAACATTATCTGATAGCATGGTTAGCGGAATTGATAATGGCCCAGCCAAGAAATCTAAAAAGGATGAAGTAAAAAAAAATTAGAGTGGATTGACATAGAAAGATATACAATGGGGGAGTGCAAAGTGCTTCCCCATTTGTTTTGGGAGATGACCATGGCTGAATTAGATTTTGTTTGGTATTCCTATAGACACGAAGAGGAGCAAAAGTGGGTTAGAACTAGATGGCAGACAACACTACTAATTAATATGCAATTACCAAAAGGTAAAAGAGTTAAGGCACAAGAGCTTATTGAATTAGACTGCGATACTCGTAACTTTGTGAAGCCGAAGGTAATGACAGAGGAAGAATTACAAGAAGTTTTAAATAAATACAAAATCGTTAAACCGATAAGATAATGGCAGCAGAAGAATTGATAAAAATTAGGATACAGGCTAATGCCGAAGAATTTAAAATAGTATCTGATATTATTAATAAAGAGCTTGGTAAGCTTGGCAAGAACTTCGAAGTTTTAGAAGGAAGCATTAAGCAGTCAGCCGCTGCGATGAATCAATTTCAAGGAGCATCTAAAAAGTTTAATAAAGGTATAATGAGTATATCTTTAATTTTACAAGATTTGCCTTATGGATTTAGAGGTATTCAAAATAACATTCCAGCATTAGCGCAAGGACTAGGTGTAGTTTATTTAGCTATTTCAGCGGTAACGGCAGCTATGACCTATTTTGTTTTACAAGGGGATAAGATGTCTGAAGGGACTAAAAAAGTATATGAATCATTTAAGGGATTTATAAATGGTGTTGCTTCTGATGTATATAGTGCTCTTAAACCAGCATTTACATCAATAGTGCAATCCCTACAAGAGCTATGGGGTTTATTTGGTACTTATATAGTAGATAGTTTTAGAAGTGCGTGGGTTACTGCAATAAGCGTATTACAAGATGCTGGTCAAATACTATCACAAACATTAAAAGCTATTGTATCTTTATTAAAAGGAGATTGGACTGGATTAGGAGAAGCACTTGTAAATATATTAAAAAGAGCATCTAATGCTATAGTTGATGTATTTAATCATTTGATGGTAGTTACAGGTAATGTGAAGGCGGCTATTATAGGATTATTTAGTAAAGATTTAGCTAATGTTGTAATATCAGAAACATTAGCAGCAGCAAAAGGGTTTTCTAAAACATTCAAATTTGCATTTGCTGAAACAAAGAAAGAAACAGTTGATTTATTTTCATTATTTAAATCAGAAACGAAAAAGGCCGAAATAGAATTAACTGATTTTGAAAGGACAATGAAATCATTGGAATTGCAGCAAAGAAAGCTTAATGTGCTTTTTTATGAGTTCCGTCAAATGGGTGAATTAGACTTTTTAGAAGGTCAAATAAAAGCGTTATCATCGGCTATAGATGATTTATCTGGGCAAACTACAGATGATGCTATAAGAAAACTACAACAATTAGTTCAGTTAAGAGGGGAGCTTTTATTAAGGTCAGTAACGGCCAAGGCCTTTATGGCAGAAGATCCTATTGTGCCTATAGAAGAACCTATGCCTGATTTAAAAAAATCAGAAGCAGAATTTAAGGCTCATCAGTATTTTGCAGAGTTATTCTTTAAAGGCATAAAAGATAAATTTGACCAAGTTAAAAAAGCTGCTAAAGAATCTGAAGACTATTTAATGAAAATAGGGGTTGGCATGATGAGTGCTTTAGGCCCTGCTATAGATATGTTAATTGAGAAAGGTGCAAGTATAGGTGAAGTATTGTCTACTGCATTTGAAGATATAACTAAGAAATTAATTAAGGTGGCTATTGCAGCAGCAGTCGTTGTAGCCTTATTGGCCTCTTTCGGTATTATTGATATATCTGAAATAGGAAAAACATTTGGTAAGTTAGTTGGTGCTGGAATGGGGCTTGGTAAAGACTTATTTGAACCTACTGCAAAAGGCGGTATATTCGGAGGGCCATCATATAGGCTTGTAGGAGAATACCCTGGAGCACAAAGCAACCCTGAAGTAGTTGCCCCATTAGACAAGCTTAAGGACATGATTGGCGGTAGTGGTGGAGCAGGTAATGGAGAATTTGTATTAAGAGGGAATGATTTAGTTTTGGCTTTTCAAAGGTCTAATTCATCATTAAAACTTAGAAGAGGATAATGGCATACGGACAAAAATATTCAGTATTATTTGCAACAAGAGCAAACAAAGATGTAGAGCTTAAGATATGGCAAGATACCTACACAGGTGCTATTTTAGACCTGCAAGGGGTTGATGTTAGCTTACAGTATATACCAAGTTCAGATGATCCGTATGAGCCTATAATAGCCTCGCAATTAGCAGTAACTATTGACTTTACTGATGACTTATCTGATATTATAAACTTTACTAATATTAATGACAGATTTACATATGTTGAAATGTATGTAAATTCTATTATAGAGTGGGTTGGTTTTGTAATAAACGATGATGTCCAAATATCTTATTCTACAGGAAGAAAAATAGCAACATTTAATGCTACAGATGGGTTAGGGATGCTTAAGGATGTGAAGTTTGTATCAGAGAATGAGAATTTTGGAGTAAATGATATAATACTTTTAAAAGATATTTTTAGAGCTTGTTTTAATAGTATTGGATTTAAGAATAATAGGAATTATATAACAATGTGTTCTTATTACTCAACTGGTATGTACACTAGAGCTACTTATTCATATGCAGATCCATTTGACCAAGCTTGTTTAAATTATAGGTCACTTTTGGAAGATGAATATAATTATACTAATTGCTTAGATATTATTTCTAACATAGCAAAGTCTTTTGGTTGTAGAATATTCCAAGCTAAAGCAAAGTGGTGGATAGTTTCTATAAATGAATTTGCAACTATTAATGCATATTATTCAGAATATGCTCCTACAGGGCTTAGAGTAAATAATGGAGATGGTAATATAATAAACACATCTTCTATTATTCAGCCATATGTAGGCAATACATCAGGATTGTATTTTATTGACAATAGTCAACTAAAAATAATAAAGAAAGGATTTTTTAAGATTATAGCAGAGGGTAATGTAGAAATGGCTGAAAACTATATATCAAATGGTAACCTAGAGGACAACAATGGCACAGATGCTACATTTTGGACAAGAACTGTAACTGGCGATGGGACTTGTGTATTAATGCAGAGCGTTTCTTTGGATTCTTTTTATTTTCAATTAACCACAGTCCCTGGAGGCTCAGCAGGAACGGCTGAAGTAAAAGTGGTTGCAGGTGCTAATCCTTATGTAACATCAGGAGATTCACTACAATTAAATGTAATTATAGGTGCAGCCTCAACAAATTTACCTGTAGGGTTTATAGAAATTAAAATAGATACAGGAAGTATTATATATTATTTAGATGATAATGCTAAATGGCAAACAAGTGCTAATGTATATACTGTTTACAACCCCAAAACAACTGGGCCATCAGAAGACTTTGTGTTAGACTTAAAGACAGAACAATTCTTAGGCTCAGGTACGCTTAGTTTTAGATATTATATATCAGAGGGTATTAATATTTTAACATTAGCCAATTTTGTATTAAAAATAAAATCAAGTATATCTGCATATAATCTTACTGCTACATTAGTTGATAATAAACAATATACAAAGACAATAGAATTGCCATACGGAAGTACAGGAAGCCAATCTTATTATCCTTCTGCAAAAGGAGCTCTTGTATTACTTGATAAGTCTATTGCAGCAGCTTGGTATAGGTATTTGATTGATCCCCCAGCAGAGTTTTATACCCTATCTGAATTGATTGTTCAACAATATATAAATACATACGGATTAAATATAATAAATGTTGATTGTAATTTAAGTGAATTTTATACCTCAAATACTAACCATAGGACACTAAACGCATCAAAGCTTATTTTTGCAACAGATACAGATCCTGCAAGTATAAACATCAGTTCAAAATCTTTTATGTTAGGTAACGCTACAATATCTTATCCATCCAATACTGCAAGTGCTACATTGCTACAAATATCTAATACGGAGATTGTGTGCACAAGAGTAAATAAATACATTCCTCAAACAAGTACATTTTAATTATGGCATCAGTAATCAACGGAACGAATATAGTCTTATATGAATATGATAGCAACGCTACTTATTTCTTTAATGGAGATTTTGGTGGAGGTGTCTTTGATGGCATTGTGTGTAAGCAAATGAGCAGAACTCAAGAGGTAGAAACCTCATCAAACTTTACTAAAACAGGAGCAGGAACAATAGCTGCATTTATTACAGATGCTGGAGAACCTGGGGTTACTACCATACCAGCAGGAACTTGGAGTTTTAGTGCTTATTATTCTATTGTTACTGCATTCGCAG